ACAAAGAGCCTGGTAAATTGATGAATTGGCGAGGTAGATGTAATAAGATTTAGCTCCTCAGCCCTGTGCCAAAGATAGGATTCATCAAAACCAAATATGTTATATCCGAGAAGAATATCTGGATTTCGCTGGACCATCCATTCAAACCATGCAAGAATCATAGCTTTTTCGGTTTTATAGGCATGGATAATAATTCCTTCACAAGGCGCACAATCTGGAAATACGAACAAGTGACGCTCTACACTATCCGCTGTACCACGAGTAAGTGTAGTTCCAATCTGAATTACTGGGTCACCTACAAGATAAATTAAAGTCTTTAAATTCTTCTCAAGAATCTTTTCGAGTTTGGCTACGCGTTCATCAATAACTCCTTGTGTATTAAGTATATCTTGTATTTGTTCTTGTACATCAGATTCAAGTAGTTTACTACTGACATTGTCAAAGGATTTTTTGAGCTGGCAGTAAATAGGCGTCATTCCCTTAGGAAGTGTAGTTGGTGGATTTTGACCTGTAGCAATGCTATTAACAATGAGACTGGCGGCATGAGACGCATCTGACGCTAGCCCAATCAGGTCTTTTGCTGTTTTAGTCCATGTGCGCTTGGCAAGGGGAAAATCACCAGTCATAGAGAAGCACTCAATATCCCAAGAAGCTGTCAGAAAGGGTGCTGATACACGAGGTCCTTTAGTAGAGACCACTTGTTCATAATCACACTCAATAACAATACCAGACTCAGAATCCTCTGAAATAGAGTTCTTTCCGTCTTTAATCGAGACCCATCCACATGGTTGAATACCCTGAGTATGAAGAAAGCGAAGCATGGGGTCAATATTGGCTTCAAATACCTCAACAACTTTTCCACGCATAGGACCATCAAGTGGCTTTCTGGTTTTAGGGTTAAGGTTTTCATCAAGGAATAAACTGCGAAGATTTCTAAACATAGTCAGGGATGGCACATCAATTTGTAGGAAGGGAAAGAAGGTATTGGCTGTGAAACCATAGAATATCTTCTTTGTAATACGTTTAATGTTAAGTTGTCCCATAGGAATACCCTGGCTATTGATGTATTGCTTTATGGCATCGGCGCATTGACTAGTTTTATCTTCAGGTAGGCGAAGATAAAGGGTTGGTCGAAATCCAGTTACATCACATCGAATGGATCTACCTGTTTCATCAGCGCCGAAAAGATGAATTACAAACTCCTTGGGTTGCGTAAAGTTTTGCGCGACATGCTTCTTTTTGCGACGAGACTTAAATTCATCATCGTCGTCTGAATCAGAATTGGACTCATAAGCGATTTTACGAGTATCTTCTTCCTCGGATTCAATTCGCATATCACGTGCTTGGATATCTAGCAAATGAATTACTATATCATGTGATATAATACCTTTAGTAACAGACATTCTATATCTGCTAGTAAATGTATAATAGGTTTAAATTACTCTAAAGTTTTTTAGAAGCCTGAAATATTTTCAAATTTTTATTACAATTTTAGACCGATGACTTTAATTTTTACGCATCTTACGTGTTTTACGGGATTTCTTATTTAGCCTTTTTGTTCTTTTTGTTCTTTTTGATTTTTTTAGCACCACTGAAGCTGTTGCTAAAAGTGCAGCCGCAGGAGCTAATGTGTATGTCGTTCGTAATAGAGATGCGTATAAACTTCCACCACGGCCGCCGCCACTAACTTTTTGCTCGGCCGTTAAGCGGTTTGAAATACTACCATCATTATCTGAGGATGGGCTAGATGGCTGTGTTAAAGGAGATGATAGAGATACAATACTTTCTGCTTCATCTTCGACTTTAGCACTAGCAGGTTTAACACTAACAGGTTTAACACTAATACCTTTAGCGATAGAAGCATTAGGGGGCATAATAGTTGATGAAGGTATAACAACAGGCTTTATAACGGATGGCGCCTTAACGGATGGCGCCTTAACGGATGGCGCCTTAACGGATGGCGCCTTAACGGATCTTATAATGGACGGCGACTTAATAGGCTCACCAACAATTACATTATTAGAACTTAGATTAATAACTGGTTGTGTAGAAGGCATAGTTAAGTTCGCAATATTTTCTCCTACATTTATTCCAGCTTCCTCGGCAAGTGGACCCGCATTATTCATAACATTTGTCATTACTTCTGTATTTTTTACGGCTTCTATGGCAGTAACTGCGTTACCTTTTTTATCAACAACTATAAGACTAGGGTATCCATCAACACTCAAAGGTTTAGCCGCTCTATTAATATTTTTTGTCAGTATTTCATTAACAGCAGGGAGCATAGTTTCTTCAACTTTTACTGCCTGAACTGAACGATTAGGTGATTTAGCCGCTTCATCAAAATGAGGCATAAACTTATGACAATGTCCGCACCAAGGAGCCCATACTAACACAATTGTAATATTTCCCTGCTTAATTCGGCGTTCAAACTCCTTTAACTGTTTATTTGAACGCACATCAAGCGGAGGTAATATCTTTCCAGCGGTAGATCTCCGAACTCTTCCCGATTTACGAGTTTGAGATTTTTTCGGCGCCATTCTACTTTGGTATTGTTTATTAATATATGAAAGATATAGGAATCGGGATGGATAATTTAAACTTAATAATTTTGGGGCTGCTCTTGATATTGGGATATGTTATATTATATTTAGGAGGTCGTAAATATTTAGAGAAGTTTGAAACAAATGATTATGGTAATCAACCTAGATTTAAACCCGATGGTGAACCAAATACAGATATAGGTAAGGTTTCTGAACCGGAAAAACCATATTTGATGGATCCTGTTAATGATTTAGATAGTTATGAAATAGGAAATGTTTTCCAAAATCAAGGTTCAAAAACTGCTTCGAGAAAACAAATTAGCGAAGCTATGACCCGGTATCCAATGGATTGGGCAGCACAGGGACCTGGCTCACAATACTTCCAAGATAATCAAGCAGAGTTTGAAAAGACTATGGCTGAAAAAGCTAATAATCCACCATCAACCAAAATGTATAAAGAAATTGATGGGGATATGACACCACCTGACAGGAATGCAATGGAAGAGGAAGAAAGAAAAATTTTACAAACATATAAACCTGAATGCAGTAAAGGTCTATTACAATACTCTATAGATGATGTTAAGTCATTAGTTGATAGAGTTTTTACTAAGAAGGGTCTTATTCCAGTAATTGAAAAATCAAAACAGGGTGAGAATATATGGGAAATAACGGAAGTTAAGGAAAAGAATCCTCACATCGTATGGGAAGATGAATTAGAACAAGAAACACAACGTCAAAGAATGGATAAACGCGGAGAAGAAGTCATTGAGGTTCCATATACGGCTTCTGATTTAGCAGCAGGCTTAGATCCATTTTTACAAGCAAGAAACTCTGTTCGTGATGAAAAATATGATTACTACAACGGGTCTGAGAATCTAGAAAGAATGTATCAGCCAACATATATGACTAAATCTTGTGCTTAGGATATTAGACAAATAAATCAATCCACAAAGTAGCTATAAAGGAAAGAAAATGGGTCTAACTTATTCATTTATGGTGCCTTTAGGACAACGTAATAAGCGCACATATGAATATGCGCCGCGCCCTAAAAAACATAACAAGCGTTATAAACATAAAAAATCTAGAATAAGTGATACTGAATTAATAAATCCAGTAGAATCAACTAAGGAAGATGAGGAGAGAGAGACAGTTGAAGTTTTTGAGCGTCATGTTGAAAAAAGTAAATAAGAGCTCTTATAGAATATAATACATGTAATATAAAGATAATACATGTATTATATGTAATAGAGTGTATCTAATATGTTTGTACTTGATACACGAGAATCCGATTTAATTAAAATTCTAGATCCAGCCACAGTGAAGCAACTTCCAGTAGCAGATGTATGGATTGGAGTAGATCCTGAGAGCAAGGCTTCTCTCCCTGAAGGTATCATAGCCGAGCGTAAATCCATTGCGGATTTGGAGGCATCTATTCTAGATGGTCGTTATAGAGAACAAAGGGGGCGAATTCTCTCGTATTGTCAAGAGAATAATACACGTCCACTATATATTTTAGAGGGCGCCTTAACCTCAGGATCAGGACGTTTAGAGAAATCAGCGCTTATTAAGTTTATAAATCGCCTAGTTCTACATTATCAGATCGCAGTAATTCGAACATCTTCAGTTCAAGAAACCGCAGAAGTTATTAAAGCCTTGGATCAACAATGGAATGAAGCCGATCCTCAAAAGTCTATAAAAAAGAAGACAGATTCAGTAAAAGTAACAGATGGGCTCCATATTCAGAAAAAGGTGAATGCCTCAGATCATAAACAATTCGCGATTAGTTGTCTAGCACAATGTCCTGGTGTATCTGTTAAAATAGCGGAGGCACTAATTGATACATTTGGATCATTAAAAGGTGTTATTGAAGCACCTGTTAAGGATATTGAAGTAGTCAAAGTAGGAACACGAAAGGTCGGTCCAGTTGTTTCAAAGCGTCTATCAGAGATTTTAAATAACTAGTCTAGCTCTTATCGATTGTAAAAACAATATCATCATAGCGATCTTTATTTTGTCTTAAATCATAAACTTTAATAAATTTCTTTAAAGATAATGGAACCATATTTGTAAGAATTTTAATCCAATCCCAAGACTGGACGTCCTCAATAATTAATATACCATCATTAGTCATTAATTGTGAATATAAACGTATAAATTTTAACATACTTTCTAATGTATGAGGACCATCATCTATCATGACATCAAATCTTTTATTTTTATTTAAAAATTCAGTTTTAAAAAATATATCATTATATGCATCAGTAGATGTATATAATATAATTTTATCATTATTTTTAATTTCATCCAATACATTGTCTATATTTATAATATCTAAACCGTGTATGTCAGCATTTGTAAAAAATTCACTCCACATTTTTATACTACCTCCTTCTGCTATACCAATTTCCAGTACATTTTGGGCTGTATCCTTTTTGTTAATTAATAGTTTTTGATATAATTCTAAATATGAATGTAATGTATTCTTATCTGTTTTTAAATTATCAACTATTTCTATCAAACTCATTATATATGTATATTATAATAATATAAATATATAATATTAACTCACACTATCAGTCTAAAAAGGCATTTCTAAAATCCCCTTGTTGCCAGTGGTATATTAGGAAGGCTGATAGGCCAAATAGTGTATCAGTTAATAAAACAATCCATGCCTTTCGGTTACCAGTAATGGCCATATATGAAAAAGTTGCCCACAGGAGTGTATGAAGTGGTCGTAAATCTTTCCACCATATTTTATCACCAAATACTTCTAAACCCGTATCTCTCTTTCCAATAAAAATTATATATAACCAGCCGATAACGGGGCCTAGCGCTAATAAACCAAGTAATTTAAGAAATATACCTGTACTGTATGCACTAATGGCAGTAAGAGCTAAACGAGAGCCAATACACCCAAATAAAAAGAGAAGAAATCGTGTTTTAAGTTTTTTAGATTTTAGTTTATCCATTCTACAACTAGAGTGGTTTATTGTTTTATATTTTATAATTTATTATCGTCCTAAATATTCAGGCACCGATTTTGGATAAACCACACTATTTTGAGGAGTTGTCATATTTTGTAGAA